GTTCGGTTGGTATTAATTCAAATATCCTTGTATCTACTGATTTTAGTAAATCAATTTCATTATATTTGGGTTTACTTAGTTTACCAAAAACAACACCATCTGTTTCATTGTACTCATTAAATGTATAACTTGTTTCAGTATTACGTTGTATTACAGAAGACCCACTTGTAGTTATACCATCAAGCAAATTAGCATTTTTTAATCCAGATGTTGTATTTCTATAATTAGCCATATTAGTTATTTACAACAGTAAATGTAATTTTATCATCATAATACTTTACATCACCATCCATATCAATTTTAAATTCTATTTTATAAACTCTACCAGTTTCCCAATTCGATAGATTTAATTTAATATAGTTACCATCACTATCACAACTCAATTTTGAATACTCACTAAAAGGAATTATAACATCATCCGATGCGAAATCTTTAATTTGATAATAGCTTGTTTGTGGAAGATACTTTATATCATTATATGCAAATGAATTTGTAAAAGTTTTTAATGGATATAATTCTCTACCAACCACTCTTATTGTTGGTATGGTATTTTTTTTGTATTCATTTTTAAATGATTTAACACCAACTTTAATATCATTTGAAGTTAATTCAGTTAATGAACCAGTTATATATGATTGGTCATCCCAACCTACTCTTATCTTTGGTTGATATATTGTAAATGTTTCTTTACTAAATAATCTTAATATTCCATAATCCTGTGTATTAGATTCTATGTTTTCAGGAAATAATGTTGAGTTTGCAAACTTTAGTATTAATCCATCATTTGGAATAGAACCTGACATCCAAACTTTTAACATTGATTTGATATCCATATCGATATCACCTCTTTCATAATTAAAGTTTTGAGATGCGCTGTATTGTGTCCACCAAGTACCACCACTACCATCGTTTATACTTGCGGTAGTAAATGAATTAAAATCATTGTCTAGCCAATTTACTTTAGTATCACCTTCTCTATAATTCCAGTTTACACCCTTTGTAGTGATTGCATCAAACCTAGTACCAATACCCATTTCCCAACTTCCAGATATAGCATTTGCATGAATTGTATATTCTAATGGTATTTCTTCCGTTTGAGATTCTTTTATCAACAATCTAGCATCATTCATACCAATTGTACCATTATATAATGATTGGGATAAAAACCCTAAATCAAATTTGAGTAAAGCATGTGATACATCTTTTACGTTTCCGAAAAAAACTTTACTTACTTCTAATATCTCATCAAGCCCAGTATTTTGATTGGGTTGTTGTAGATAAATTGATGCGTCTTTTGATGCTGTTAAAAAATAGTATGCCATTATTTTGCCCTCCCTTTTATGTCTGAATCAGGAAACTTAATTTCAAAAACAGAAGGGTCTAATGATGGATATACCACTTTATTTTTAGTTGCCGCTTCTATATTATACGAATTTGTAGAATATTGCCCTCCGCATTTATTTACAATTTCAAGCATAGGAACTGATGATACTCCTTCAACATTTGCCAATATTAATTCTAATTGACTTAGATTAATTGTTTGATTAAATGTCCACTTATCAATATTGAAATAATTTTTTAATTCTAAAATACACTTAGCTACTATTTCTGATTTATTAAAATTAGGATAGCAAGTTACTTCAAAATTAACTCCTATATTTATTATAAATCCATCGGAAAAATTAACACCATCCGTAAGAATTTTATATTCATTTAGATATGTTTTTAAATTTTCTTTAACTGCTCTATTAATTTGAGTTAATCTACCAGTACCATCCAATCCCAACATATAAAGATTTATAGCAAATGGATTATTTTTTTCGTTATCATTTGATGTTTTTCCAATTAAAAAATCTCTAATTTCAGCAGATACTGTTTCTTGCGTTGGTTCTTCTATATCAGGTCTATTAACAAATCCCATTACCAAATCGGTAAATTCTTGCAAAGCTTTAGGTGATGCTAATATTGATGATGGTGAATTATTATCCAACTTACCATCAGCGGTTGCGTAACATTTAGAAACAGAACCATATTTCGGTGGCATTGAAAGAGCCCTTACTTGATAATCCTTTGTAGTTACTGCTCTATTTTGAGAACCAAAATTTGCTAAAGCATTTTGTCTAATTTCTTCTAATGTTTCACTACCTCTACCACCAGACGCCGGTATTTCATTTGTAACGGCTACTGAATTTTTTAGACTATTATATGTTGCTATTTGAGATTGATTTAAATCTCCATAATCATTATCATATACAATAGATGTTATTCTAGTTAATTGACCCGATTCTATATTTGATAAAATACCACCACCTACATAATACTTAACAGTAATTGATGTATTTGATGGAGATGTTCCGTATGTTTTTGTTTTTAAGAAATTTGTTGGGTCAAATGATTCTTCCAATCTTTTAATAGAGTTAGGTAACCCCAGTCCTACATTTTTAAGATTTGGAATTAATTGTTCATCTGATGCCGATGGGTCACCAGCTCCAAATTGAAGTGTAGTACTTAAATCAGGATTTACCTTTGATACAAATCTTCTTGGAGTTTTTAAAGTTTTTAAAATATATGGTACGCTATCTTTAAATTGTACAAGATCTGGGTCATTTAATTCCGTATTTGCATAATCTAAAAAAACCATCTCTTGTGCTAAGTAAGGTACTTCATAATATTTGTTATTATTAGAATCTCTTACATCATATACTTCTATAATATTAGTATCACTTAAATTTATAGTTTGAAATGGTGTATATGAACCAAATTCAAAAGTAGCTTCTTTCGATGTTGCAGATATTGCCTGAACATATTTTTTTACAAGATATAAAGTAGGTTCACCTGTATTTGCATCCCTCTGATACACAGTAATATCTCTATCCGTAGTATCCGAAAAATCTATTATATCGGTAGTAATAAATTTAATAGATTCATCTTTAGACTCAATTTCCATACCTTGTCTAATCCTTAGTAAATATTTAGTATCTATTTCATTTAATATACCACTACCAACCGCAGGTACTATCTGATACACAGACATTAATGTTGTTGCAGGTGCAGTAACTTTTGGTTTATATCCTAACGCATGAGCCAATGCAACTACATTTTCTAAATCTTCGGCTGTTGTTATTAATGATTCTTTAAATGTATCATCTATATAGTATGATAGTACATCACCTATATAAGATGCCATTTCAATAAACATCATACCAGGAGAAGCTTCAGTAAAATCAGTATTTGTTTTTGGAAAATATGTTTTTGAAAACTCAATTAAGTTATCTCTAAAGGCTGAAAAGTCTTTATTAAGATATTTTATATCTTTTCCTCTATTTGTAAAATTGTTATTTGATGGTGTTAAACTCATATTATGGTGCTATTTGTGCTATGTTAAATGATACCAAACCAGAATTACCAGTACTTCTACTTCTAAATTTCAATGATATGTTTATCAAATTTTTATCTTTATTTTCATTACTCATATCAACATTTATTTCCTCAATACTTACATTTGGTATATATTTTTCAACAGAGTTTGTTATTATATCTTGAACTTTTTCTTCGAATTCATCTGTAATTGGTTCAAATAATACAGTTTCTACACCTGTACCAAATAAAGGATTCATCAAACGCTCTCCTCTTTTAGTTAATAATAGATTTTTTATATTAGTTTTAAGTTGTTCTATTTCCGTATAATTTTGTTTAAAGGCAACATTACTTATTTGAATTGGTAAAGACAATCCAACTGCATAATCTTCATATTCCTTTGTTTCTATTATAGGTTTTTTTCCTAATATAATTGCCATTACTTCTTAAATCGTTTTACCAATTCTGAATAGTCTCTGTTAAAAGCCTTATCCAATTCAGCTACTCCAGTATTTACACCCAATCCAGTTGGAGAAGGTCCTTTCGCTAAATCACCATAACCCATTTTTTCAGCAATTGCTGTTTTACCTACAATAGAACCCATATCACCCTGTCCAAAGTTCATTGTTCTAAACCCACCATCTCCTTGTGGAATACCACCTCTTGTTTCATTGAGGATTTGATTAATCATTGGGTTTTTACTGAATTGTTTTTGTGGTACTACTTTTGTAGATACTGATTCTTCAATAAGTTCATCATCTAACATAGCTTTAGCCATAGATAATCCAGTAGTTTTTGGTTTAGCAGGTTGTTTACCCTCTGCTAACATCTTTTTCATCTCAGCCTTCACACCTTCCTTAATTAAAGCAGGTAATTGCTCTTTAAGTTCCTCTTTAATAAGAATTTGGATGGCTTTTAATAGTTTGTCCGTATTCATACTTTATTATTTGTTATGTTTATAAATATTTGAATTGTTATTTTTGAAAATTATGAACTGAATAGGGTTGCTTCCTCTTTTCTTCTTCTAACTAGACCTTCATATAATTTACCAGTAGATGCTCCTCTAGTCGGACCATTTAGTAAACCATTTGCTGCAGATGCATAATCTTTAGCTCTAATTGCTGCAGGAATATTTGGATAATTTGCGAAACTTCCACAATTATAAACAAAGCTTAAACACGCTGCTTTTTGTTTATTATTAAGAGCATCAAACTCAGCTTGAGATATTTTTGATTTTCCACTACCTACAAATCTTGCTTTATATGATACAGAAACTTCATATTGTAATACTTTTAATGCAGCCTCAACTGTTGTTGTATCTCCATATTTAACATCTCGTATTGTTCCAGTTGATGGGTCTAATATTTTATCCGAACCAAATCCTAATCTTGGAGTACCTTCATCATTTAATGCCGCTTTCGCAAAACCTTCATTTTTAGCAATAAATTTAGCTGATAGTGTAATCCAATCAGCACTTAAATCCAATGCACCTAAATCGACATTTATAATACCACCACCACTACTACTAAATCCACCGCCACCACCTGCTCTAAATCCGCTTACGAATGGTTTACCTTGATTAAACTTTATTTCTCCGAATTCATCATCCGATACTGATACATTTATAGATTGTCCAGAATCCAATTCAAAGAATTTTAAATCAATTTGTTCTTCAGTAGTTCCATTTGGAATACTTTCTTCTTTTGTTGTTTTTACCGATTCTTGCTCATCTGCATTTTCTTTTGGTACAAAATCATCTTCGGTAACAAGTTGAGTTCTTGTTGAAGGAGCTATAAAATAACCATTCCAATTTAAAACTCCAGGTCCTGGTATTTGTACTGGTGATGGTGGAGGTCCTGCTGCAAATAAAGATACAGTATATATAGTACCTTTTACACTATTCAAATGGTTAGTTGCGTATGATATAAATTCATCTACAATTAAACCTGTGTTATTTGTTGGATTTATTGCTGCCATATTATTAAATTCTTACTACCCCCTGTACCGCTCCCATATCTTTAATACAATGA